GTCACGCGTGAGGCATCGCAAGTTTCGGAGGGGGGTATATGGGCAGTAGGGGACCGGCACCCAAACCGGCGGCCATCCACCTGCTGAACGGGAACCCCGGCCACCGACCCCAGGCTGCGCCCGGCAGCGTTCCTGCGCCGGCCACGGCGATTCCGGACGCACCCGAGTGGCTGCTGGGCGAAGCGCGGGCCGAGTGGGAACGAATCACGCCGGAGCTGGAAAAGCTCGGGCTCGTCTCGCACCTGGACGTGGCGCACCTGGCGGGCTACTGCCAGGCCTATGCGCTGATGGCCCGCACCGGTGCGGAAATCAAGCGGCTGCAGGGCGAGGGCGAAGTTGACCCGGTGATGCCGGATCGCATGCGCGGCCTCGTCGATCGCACGCCGTCCGGCTACAAACAGATCAGTGCGTTGATGCAGGTCTATAACCGGGCCTGCGAGTCGATGCGCCAGCACGCTGCGGAGTTCGGGCTGAGCCCGAGTGCACGCATGCGCGTGAAGCCCGACAGCAGTCAGGCCTCGCTGTTTCCGGACAGCGACCCGATGGACGCGTTCCTGAGGGCGACCGGGGCCGCATGAGCGACCGCACGACCGCCTACGCCCGCGACGTGGTCGAGGGCCGGGCGGTCGCGGGTCCGTGGGTGCGGCTGGCATGCCAGCGTCACCTGCGCGACCTCGAGGAGGGCCCAGCACGCGGGCTGCGGTTCGACGTGCAGCTCGCCGCGCGGGCGATGGCGTTCATCGAATGCCTGACGCTGGCCGACGGCCAGTTCGCGGGTGAGCCGTTCAAGCTCTCGCCGTTTCAGTCGTTCGTGGTGGGCAGCTTGTTCGGCTGGCTGGCGCCGGATGGTTTCCGCCGATTCCGCACGGCCTACGTCGAAATCGCGAAGGGCAACGGCAAGACACCGCTCGCTGCCGGCATTGCGCTGTACCTGATGCTCGCCGACGGCGAGGCGGGTGCGGAGGTCTACGCCGCGGCGGTCAGTCGCGACCAGGCGAAAATCTGCTTCCGCGACATCAAGCGTTTTGCCGAGGCCTCGCCCGCGCTGATGCGCCGGCTCGAGGTCAACGAACAGAACATCGCCTATCCGGCGACCGGCAGCTACATCCGGCCGGTGTCGTCGGAAGGGCGCGGCCTCGACGGCAAGCGCGTGCACGCGGCCGTCATCGACGAGCTGCACGAACACCCGACGAGTATCGTCGTCGACAAGATGCGCGCCGGCACGAAGCAGCGCCGCCAGGCGCTGATCTTCGAGATCACGAACTCGGGCTACGACCGGCACTCGGTGTGCTGGGACCACCACGACTACAGCACGAAAGTGCTGCAAGGCGTGGTCGAAAACGACGCCTGGTTCGCCTATGTCGCGGCGCTCGACGAGGGCGACGACTGGCTGAACGACCCGACGTGCTGGGTGAAGTCGAACCCGAATCTCGGGGTTTCGATCACCGAGAAGTACCTGCAGGAGCAGGTCGCCGAGGCGCGCGACATGCCCAGCAAGCGCAACATCGTCGCCCGGCTGCTGTTCTGCGTGTGGACCGAGCAGTCAAGCGTGTGGATGCCGATCGAGCACTGGGACAAGTGCGCCGTGCCGGTCGACCTCGAGGAGCTGCGCGGGCGGGAATGTTTCGGCGGCCTCGACCTCGCGTCGACGGCCGACATCGCGGCGTTCGTCCTGGTGTTCCCGCCGCTCGTCTACGGCGAGCGCTGGCACGTCGTGCCGCGGTTCTGGTGTCCGCGCGAGAACATCCGCCTGCGCGCCAAGCGCGACGGCGTGCCGTATGACCGCTGGGCCGACGAGGGCCTCATCACGGCGACCGAGGGCAACGTCATCGACTACGCCTTCATCCGCGACGCCATCCAGCGCGACGCCGAGCAGTTCCGGATCAAGGCCATCGCCTTCGATCGCTGGAACTCGACGCACCTGGTGCAGGAACTGCAGGCCGACGGCTTCACGATGATGGGATTCGGCCAGGGCTTCGCCTCGATGGCGGCGCCCGTGCGTGAGCTGCAGAAATTGATCCTCGGCGAGCAGCTGGCCCACGGCGGGCACGCGGTGCTGCGCTGGATGATGAGCAACGTCGCCGCGCTGCAGGATCCGGCCGGCAACACGAAGTTCGACAAGTCGAAGTCGGGCGACAAGATCGACGGCCTCGTCGCGCTCGCGATGGGGCTCGGCATTGCAATCGCCGAAGAGGTCAAGGGACCGTCGGTGTACGAAACCCGAGGGGTGCTGACGCTGTGAGCCTATGGGACCGGATCCGAAACCTCGGCCGCGCGCGCCAGAACCCGGTGCGCGATTCGGCGGCCTGGGGCGGTCGGCAGGCGGGCGAGTGGGTCAATGCAGACAGCGCGATGGCGATCGCCGCCGTGTGGGCCTGCGTGCGCGTGATTTCGGAAACCGTCGCGGCCCTGCCGTGGCAGGTCATCGAGAAGGTGCAGACCCGCACCGGCACGCGCCGCGAGCGCCGGTCGGAATCAGATCAGGAGTGGATCCTCGCCACCCAGGCGAATCCCGAGCTCACCGCCTACGCCTTCCGTGAGACGCTCCTCGCGCACGCCCTGCTGTGGGGCAATGGCTACGCCGAGATCGAGCGCAGCGCCGACGGGCGTCCGCAGTGGCTGTGGCCGCTGACGCCGGATCGTGTGACGCCCAAGCGCTCGGCGACCGGCGGGCTCGAATACGAAGTGAACCAGGGCGGCGCCCAGGCGACGATTATTCCGGCGCGCGACATGTTCCACCTGCACGGGCTCGGCTTCGACGGCACCGTCGGCTACTCGGTGATCGCCGTCGCCGCGCGCTCGCTGGGGCTGACGCTTGCGCTCGAGCGATTCGGCGCGAACTTCTTCGCGAACGGCGCGCATCCCGGCGCGGTGCTAGAACACCCCGGCAAGCTGTCGCCCGAGGCGCACGCGAACCTGTCGAAGTCGGTGCAGGAGCAGATCAGCGGCAAGAATGCATTGCGGCCGTTCATCCTCGAAGAGGGCATGAAGTGGCAGGCGATGACCATCCCGCCCGAAGAAGCGCAGTTCCTTGAGTCGCGGAAGTTTCAGGTGTCCGAAGTCTGCCGCTGGTTCCGGGTGCCGCCGCACATGGTGGCGGATCTGGACAAGGCGACGTTCAGCAACATCGAACACCAGGCGATCGAGTTCACGCAGACGACGCTGATGCCGTGGTGCCGGCGGCTCGAAACCGAGGCCGACATCAAGCTGTTCGGTGCGGTCAACCGCGGGCGGATCTACACGAAGCTGCAGCTCGCCGGGCTGCTGCGCGGTGACATCGCCTCGCGTTACTCGGCCTACGCGACCGGCCGGCAGTGGGGCTGGCTGAGCGCGAACGACGTGCGCGAGATGGAAGACATGAACGGGGTCGCCGGCGGCGACGAGTACCTGGCGCCGATGAACATGGTCCCGCAGGACATGCTGCGCGAACTGGCCGAGGCGCCGGAACCGGCACCTGCGCCGCAGGACGAGCCGGAAGACGACAACGAAGACGAAGACCCGCCGTTGCGCGTGGTCGAGGGTGGGCGCTGATGTACAAGCTGGTCGACAAGGGCAACAAGTCTGCCGAGCTGATGATCTACGACATGATCGGCGGCTGGGACGGCGTCACCGCGAAACGCGTGGCCGACGACCTGAAATCGCTCGGCCGGGTCGATGTCATCAACGTGCGCCTGAACTCTTTCGGCGGCGAAGTCTTCGAGGGCTACGCCATCTACAACCAGTTGAAACGCCACCCGGCGCGCGTCGAGGTCGACATCGACGGCGCGGCCTGCTCGATCGCGTCGATCATCGCCTGCGCCGGCGACACCACGCGCATGGCGCGCAACGCGATGTACATGATCCACGATCCGGCCGGCTCGGCGTTCGGCTCGTCGAAGGACATGCGCAAGACCGCTGACCTGCTCGACCAGGTGCGCGAGCAGCTCGTCGAGACCTACGTGCAGCGCACAGGCCTGTCGGCCGCCGCGGTCAGCGACTACATGAGCGCCGAAACCTGGTTCAAGGCCGCCGAGGCCGCCGAGCTCGGCTTCGTCAATCAGGTCACCGATGAACTGAAGCTCGCCGCCTCGGCGGATCTCGAGCGGTTCCACAACGTGCCGGCCTGGGCGCGCCAGCGTGCGACGCCGAGCGCGACAGAACGGGCCGACCGCATCGGCGCCCGCTACGAGCGCCTGTCTGCATCCATCCTCGAGAAGACGGTGCGGATTGCGCAGCGCGCTCGGTAACGAACCCCGCGACATCGCGGCAATTTGCCCGGCTCAGCCGGGCTTTTCATTTATGGAGGCTGTATGAACGAACTACAGAAGCTACTCGCGCGCGCCTCGGACCTGCGCGCGCAGGTGGAGGAGATCCGTGCGACGGCCTCCGCTGCTGGCCGGGATCTCGACGAAACCGAGGAAGCGAACATCGACTCGATGCTCGACGACCTCGAGGCCGTGAACGCCAAGATCGCGCGCGTCGAGCGGATGGAAGCGCTGGCCGCGGCCAACGCGAACGGCGGCAACCGCCGCAGCGCGCCGGCCGCACCGGGTGCGGGCCTCGAGGCCTCTGGCCGTCCGGGGTCCATCCAGGCGCCGGTGTCTTCTGCGCAGGACCGCGCAAAGTGGGGCTGGCGCAACCTCGGCGAGTTCGCCTCGGCCGTGCGCAACGCCTCGGTCGGCGGCTCCATCGATCCGCGCCTCATCAACGCGCCGACCACGTGGGGCTCCGAGGCCGTGGGTGCCGATGGTGGCTTCGCGGTCCCGCCTGACTGGCGCAACACCATCACCAGCCTGGTGATGGGCGAAGGCTCGATGCTTTCCATGTGCGACGCGATCCCGACGGCGAGCAACGCCGTGACGACGCCTGTCGACGAGGATTCGGCCTGGTCGAGCTCGGGCGGCATCCGCGTGTTCATGCGTGCGGAGGGCGGCACCAATGTCGCCAGCAAGCCGGCGCTGAAAGAAATCTCGGTGCGACTCAACGAACTGTACGCGTTCGTGCCGGTCAGCGACGAGCTGCTCGAGGACGCACCGCTGCTGGAGAATTTCCTGACGGTCAAGGCCGCCGAGAAAATCAACTTCCGGATCAACGATCTGATCCTCAACGGCAACGGCGCTGGACAGCCGCTCGGCATCCTCAGCGCGCCGTCGGTCGTGACCGTGTCGA